GTATGGACGAGTCACGATCGCCGTGACGTTCATATCCCCGTCGTCGTTCATCGCTGGCCTCGCTGGTGCGTCGTAAAGGTGCTGTCGTATCTCGCGGTCTTTCGCGAGTGACACGGCTTGCACTTGCTATCGAGGTTCGCCCAGAGCCAGAACCGCGGATCGTCGGGCCCGTCGTGGCGCTCGAGATGATCCACATCGGTTGCGGCGACCGTGCGGCCGGCGGCGAGGCAGACCGAGCAGAGCGGATCGAGCCCCAGCTTCGACGCACGAAGGCGACGCCAGCGCTGGCTGCAGTAGCCGCGGCTGGCGGCATTCGGACGGGCGAGATCTCGCTGCCGGGTGCAGGTTGGGCACCGCCCGGCCACGAGCTGGCCGCAACCGCCGCACCGGTGCGACGGCATCATCGGCATCGCAGCCCTACGGCCGAGGTAACTGCCAAAACTGCCAACCCTATAGCCATCTCAGAAATGGCAGTAGGGCGCTGCCACGTTACTGCCACGCGTAAACCATTGCTCTGATGAGGGTTGCCATCTACTGCCACGTTGCTGCCACGCGCAGATGGCAGTGACTTACTGCCACGCCCATTTGGCAGTGCGATCGGGCTCATCGGCTCGACTCCGCGGCGATGAAACGGTTGCCGGCCGCCCTGACGTACGCGCCCTCGACGAGGATCTTGGCGACGCGATGGAAGGTGCGTTCGGGCATGTCCTGACACGCCGAGCGCCAATCACTCTTCGTCGCCCCGCTCGCATCGAACGTGTCCCGCAGGGCCTTCAGAACTTTGTCTTGCGTGAGCGTGAGGCCGAGCGCCGGCTGCACATCGATCGCGCGCTTCAAGACGCAGCCGCCGGCCGGCACCGGCACGAGTTTCAGCAGCAGCGGCTCAAACGGTGCGCCATTGCGCTGTTTGCTGCACTCGATGTGGATCACGTCGTCTACCGGCGTCACGGCGATCATCGTGTCGGCGGCTCCGCGCATCGAACTATGGCCGCGCTCGCGGCTGCCGCCGGCATTGGTGTGGTGCACCAACAGCACCGCGGCATCCAGGGCGCTGCGCATCTTCTGCGCCGCGGTCATCGCAAGCGTGGTGTCTTCGGAGCTGTTCTCGGCTGCGCCCGGCATCGCCGCGGCGTAGGTATCGACGACGACGAGCTCGACGCGCACATCGGCTTCCCGAACGAACCGCACAAAAGTGGCAATGCGCCCGGCGTCCCGCAAGTCGATCGGTTCGGGAAACGTGTAGACGCCGATGGCGGTGTCGAGCGTCAGGCTCGCGGCGAGTTTCGCCGCGCGCAGACGCGTCTTGAAGCCGGCCACATCTTCCGTCGCGACATAGGCACTCGAGCCACGCCGGCAGATGTGAAACCCGAACCAGTCGCGGCCGGTCGCGATGGCGGTCAACAGGCCGGCGACCAGGGTGGTTTTACACGCGCCGGACGGCCCATAGAGCACACCGATGCCCTTCCGCGGCAAGATGCCATCCACGATAAATTCCGGATCCGGCAAGTCCATGAGTTCCACATCGTCGAGTAAGCGCCAGCCTGTCGGCACGCGGATCGGCGCGGCCTTCAGCGTCATACGGCCCGCTGATGCAATTGGCGCTGCAGACGTTCGATGGTGCGATCGCCGTGCACGCGGGCCACGATCTCGCGCTCGTACATGGTGCGCCACGTGACGATCTCGAGCGTGAGATCGGCGGCGAGATCGATCAATTGCCGGTTCGCCTCGAGGGCCGCGGCTTCGCCATCCGCGAGATCGCGAATGACGAGATCAGTCGCAGTCACGGCCGTGTCCGCTAAGCAGCGCTGTCTTCGGAATGCGAATCAGTTTGCCGAACCGGATCGAATGGATCGCGCCGCTCTTCAGCAGCTCATAGATGGTGTTGCGCGATACCTGCAGGAATTTCTGCGCGTCTTCGGGCGTGACGAGATCGGGTAAGGCGTCATACCGCGGGACGGTGGTCGGCGTGCGAGCCATCTGCTGATGACAGTGCCACGCGCTGGCGATTTCGGGCAGGGCCTACTTAGTGGTTTTTTTCGGAGCCGCCAGCGCCCAATGCACACCTTCGCGCGCCTGAGAAGGGCCTACTTAGAGTGCGGACGGGGCCTACTTAGTGGGCGGCAGCCGCACCGCTCGCGCGGCGATGAGATCGAGCAGCGCCTCGGCCTGCTTGATCCCGTTCTGCACGACGGAGCGGCAATCGTCCGCGCGGCCGTCGTCGTCCTTGCGGCCGACATAGCTGGCGTAGTCCCTCGCCAAGTCGTGAATCGGTGCCGGCTTGATCTGCACCTTGTGCTGGTAGAACCAACGGATGTTGCGATCGATATCGAGGCCTTGTTGCCGCGGTAGTCGCCCGGCGGGCGTCCCCGGCACGAGATAGACGGGAATCCCAAACTGTTTCGGCGTGTCGGGGTGTTGTTCGTTGTAGACGCCGAGCTGAAACAGTTCCCGGAGCGCGTCGCTCACCCACGCGATCCACGCCGGCTTCAGTGCCAGCTCGTCGCGGATGAAGCGCTGGAGCTCGGTGTGGATGGCCGCGGTGAAGGTGTCGATCTGGGCGCGGAACTCGGCCTCGGTGAGCCGTGTCGGCCTCGCCAGGGCGGCAGAGAGCCTTTGTTGGTCGGCGGCCCATGCGGCGCGCCACACCACGTAGTGCGCCTTGACGCGGCCGTCGAGAGACAGCTCGATGATGAAGCTGCCGGCGGCTCGGGTGATCCGGAGCGCGTCGCCACGATTCCCGATGCCGCGCGGGTGACTGTGCGCCATGGCGGTCAGATCTTGTCTGTGGTCATCACCGGCGACGCCTCGGCCGCGCGGACGGCTGTCGGAGGATCTCCTTCATGACGCCCCGGAGGCAGCGGCGCATGCGGGGCGAGAGCGCTGCCCACAAGGCCATGTCGTCGTCGCGCTTCCGATAGGGCATGGCCCGCAGTCTGCCGCCCGCCGCGCCGGCCGTCAATGACGCGAATGGGAATATTCCCTTTCCGGTTGTCCTCCGCATTTTGCTAACCGTTTGCTAACAGACTGGTTGGGAATGGCTGGTACTAGGCAAGACGCCCTAAAGCAGAATATCGCGAATTTCCTAACAAAATCGAACTAAACGGTACACAGCGGTACCAGCCAAAACTGGCCCTGCAGAGTCCCGTCATCCACCCCACACTCAAATTCCCCAATAAAAGCGCCCGTTTTTGGCCGTTTGCTAACGGTTTGCTAACCATGCAACAGGCCGCCGATCGTCGCCGCGGCTTGGCGCTGCATATCGGGCAGCACGTGCGCGTAGTTCTCGAGCGTCGTCTCAACCCGCGCATGGCCGAGCCGCTTCGCCACGACATGCACCGGCTCACCGGCCCGCAGTAACAGCGTCGCGCACGTGTGCCGCATGCCGTGGAAGGTGATCCGCTTCACCTGCGCGGCCTTGATGAGCCGATCGAACTGCCGTTCACCGAGATTGTTCGATTGAATCGGCAACCCGATCATGTCGGTGCGGTTCGTGAGATCGCCGTATTCCTTCGCGAAGACGAGCCCGCAGTCTCGATACGTGCGCCGGTTCGCCATCTTGAGCTCGGCTTGACTGCGTTTGTGCTGCCGCAGCAGCTCGATGGTTTCCGCCGACAACGTGATGTCGCGATCCCGGCCGCTCTTGGGCGGCCCGAACGTCGGATTGAGTCCCGGCTTCGTCAACTGCTGCACGATGCGAATCGACGCACTCTCAAGATCGACATGTTCCCAGCGCAGGCCGCACAACTCATTCTTCCGCGCGCCGGCATCCAGGGCAGTCGCATAGAGTGCGGCCGTCTGCGGGCCGTCCGCTTTCGCCACGAGCAGAAACGCCTTGGCCTCCGCCGCGCTCCAACAGTTGATCCGGGCGTCGTCCTGCGTCCGGACACGTTGCGGGACGTGATCTAAGTCGCTCGCGGGATTGGCGGCGAGGAGGTGTTGCTTCTTCGCCTTCCGCAGCGCTCGACGGAGCACCGTGTGATGCAGCGGCCGACTGCCGGCGGGAATCGTGGCGTAGTACGCCTCGATGTGCGACTCCGTGAGCTTCTGGATCAGAATGCGCGCAATCGGTGCGTGCAGCAGATGGTTCTTGATGATGCCGGCATACCGAACGTAGCTGGCCGGCCGCAGATGCGGCTTCGCGCTGTTATCAATCCACTCCGTGAGCCACTGCCCCACCGTCAGCTTCGACGGATCCACGTACTCGTCCGTCCGCACGGTATTCAGCAGTTCGGTGAGCTTGTCCTCGGCTTGCTTCTTCGTGCCCCGGAAGGTATGCCACTTTTGGCGGCGCTTCAGGATGCCGGCGGCATCGGGTTCGTACCCGAGATCGAGAATCAGGCTCCAAGAGCCTTTGGATCGTTGTTTGAGACTGCCTCGCATGGGACACCTTTCGGCGGCGAGGCCTCCTACAATGGCAGGCAGCTCGCTCGCTCGGTTACGTCGAGTGAACGGGTTAGGGTTGCACGAGCGTTGACGCGCGCGTGCAGCCCGATCTACGAATCATCATCATACCAGCTCATCGCGCCCGCACCTGCCGGCGCAGCGCCGCAATCGATCGCGGGATCGGACCAGCCAAGCCGGCCGCCTGCAGGGAGCGCTGGGCGATGCTGACATCCGTCTCGGCGTAGGCCGGGAACGCCGTCAAACTGATCTCCGCGATCGTGATGTCGAGGAGCTCGCGCACCAGGACGCCGGCCTCGTGCCGCCACGCGTCCCGCTTCGTCAGAAACCCGAACGATGCGCCTTTGACATCGCCGCGGTTGACCAGTTCGAAGGCATCGCGCCCGGCCTGCGTCGCCGCCGGATCGAGCGTGAAGGCGAGGCCGCGCGCATCTGTCGTCAGCGTCAACGTCGAAGGCGTCCGGCCGAGTACCGCGCCCGGATCGTGATTGAAGAGCGCGACCACATCGCCCGCTGGATCGATGCTCTCGCGGCGCACGACTTCGACGAAGCCGCCGAGATCGCGCGAGCGCGTATCGAAGACGACAGCATGCCCCACGATGCGCCCGCGGTGCGCGCGCAGCTCGAGGACGGCGCGATGTTCAAGATCCGGCCACACCGGGCACCTCCTGTCCAATCGGCGTCAGCGCCGAGTTGATCATGTACGTGTCCCCGCCCACGATCGGGTTCAACCCGAGCGCCTTTCGCGCGTCGTTCTGCGAGAGGTAGCCGTTCTGAATCCCCTGCCCGAGACTGGCATACAGCGACTTCACATCGCTGCGCACCAACGCTGAGCGATCGAACTGGATCGTGTAGGTGCCGTACTGCCGGGCCGTCAGACAGTCGCGCCGTAAGGCCTCTTCCCAACATTCGAAGTACGGATCGAGGCTGTCGGTCAGGTACGCGAGCTCGCCGCTTTCCATGTTCGAGTAATTCGTTCGACTCATGTCGCCGGTTTTCCAACTCGGCACTCTGAAAGCGCCGGCAATCTGTTCGTTGACGGCCCGCAGCGTTTCCGTCAGTTGCGCGTCGGTGTTGTTCTGCGCGATCGGCGTGAACTTCAGGCCGCCGTCGAGCACGGGCACCTTGTGCGCGTTCGCCGATCCGCCATAGGAGCTCGCCCAATATTTCCGCAGGCGTTCCGCGGTGTCGTCGGCGATACTGCCATCGGTGGTGAGCACGCCGGCCGGTTTGGCGTTGTTCAGAAAAAACCGCGCGGAATATTGCTGCAAGCCCATCGCGAGCCCGATGATCTCGGCACAGCGCGTGATCGGCGACTCGTTGACTAGCTCGAGCACCGGCGGCTGCGAGGCGTCAAACAGCCACTGCCAGACGCCGTAGCGGTTGGAGTACGTCCAGCGCTTCACCCGCTCGGCATTGCGATCGACGAACATGTTCGCGGCGTCGAGCGGCCAGAGGCTGACGATGCGCCCGTCGCTCGAGCGGACAATTTCCGCGTAGCTTTTGCCGTAAGTGAGCAACTGCCACTGCAGGTAGTGCTTGCACTGGTAGGCGGTTTGCTCGGGGTTCCAGAGCGCGTTGAGCACCTCGTACAACGGATGCTCGACGGCATCCACGAACGTATCCGGCGCGGTTTGCCGCTTCAGCCGGATCGGCGTGCGGGCGACATCCTGGCTGAGGACTTGGCAGCAACTGAAGACGGCCGGCACCGTGAGGGCCGATGTCGGCGTCACCGTCTGTCCGCTATCCGTCGGGCCGGCCGAGAACATCTGGAAGAGATCGGGCGGCGGCGTGGCGATGGTTGAGCGCCGTTCGAGCCAGCGTTTGAAATAGTTCGTCATCATGTCCACTCCGTCGCCCGGCGCGTTTACTCGGTGGCGAACCCGGCGATCCTGACTACCGCTTTCGCATTCGGCACGATCAGATCGGCGCGCAGAATGGCGCGGAGTTCCGACTGATCGGTGTTGAACAGGCGGCTGCGGTCCAACTCGATGCGCGTGTCCTGCCGGAACACTGCGATCACCTGATTCGCCTCGAACACGTACGCGTCCGTTGGCGTGATCTGCGAGCTCAGATACACCGGCACGCCGTAGACGGCGCGCTGCACGCCCTGACTGCCGCTGCCGGCGTTATCCTGCAACAACGGTTTATTTGTCGAGGTGCCGCCTTCCTTGAGCACCAGCAGCTTGCCCCACGCCGCCGGATGCATCACGATCGCCGTCGCCGTCGCGTTGAACGTCGCCAACGTCGTGATCGCATTGGCGATCGGATCAAGGTTCGTCACCGGGCCGGCGAGGCTGCTATCGACCGTGATGCCGACGACGTTCTTTAAGCCGGTAATCTCCGGCGCGACGCCCGATCCTTCGAAGCAGCCGAGATCGAATTTCAACGCCAAGCTGCGCGCCACCTGCATCTCGAGCAACGCGACGACATCGGGATTGGAATCCGCAACCAACTCGTTGCTGATGGTTTGTAGGCTGGCGAGTTTTCTCGGCGTCGCCACGATATCGGTGAAGCCCGGATCGCTCGACGCGATCGGCGCGCCTTCCACCGTCCACGCCGAGCTGGGATCGCTATCAACCCGCGGCATGTGCAGCGCATCGCGCATCGTCGCGATTCTCCGCGCGCCACTGCGCAGCATCACGCTTTCCGCGGCGAGTCTATCGATGAAGTTCGCGCTCCATTCGTCCGGACTGATGACCGCGCCGGCACCACTGCTGCCCGCGAGCGCGCGCAGTTCGATGCCGAACAACCCGCTGCGTTTCTTCGGATCTATAGATCCGGAACCCTGACTCGCCGGCACAAAGGCCCGTTCAGCGGTGCGCTGTTCCACGGCGCGCTGCAGGCCGAGAATCGCGTCCCGCTCGCGCATCTGCCCGTCATAGCTGCGCTGTTCGCTCGCCAGCAGCGTGTCGCGGTTGGCCTTCTGCGCCTCGTCCAGGACTGTCTGCGCGGCGGCGCTGCGCAGCTCAATCTGCGTCCGGAACGCCGCGATCACATCGTCGCCGAAGCTGCCGCGCTGCGCGGCGAGCGTGGTCAAGTCGGCCATCGGAATCGTCGTCGTCGCTTTTGTGAAGTCTGCAATCTCCATCTGGTTCACCTGTTCACGAATCACTGCAGATCGCCCGGCCGGAGACCGTCAGCCATCTATCGCCCGGCCTCGGAGAGGCGTCGGGCTCACGGTTGTTACTGCACGGGCCCGTGCTGCGGCAAGGGCACCGGCCGGCCGAAGGCCGGCAGATCATGCGGATCGATCGAGTAGCCGCCGAGCCAGGCCTCGAGGCGTCGGCCATCGGGCGACACCCGCGCGACATCGACGCGGCTCGCGCGGAAGTCCACGTTGATCGTCAAGTCTTCCAGCGGCGTCTCGGCGAAGCCGCAGGATTCGATGAGTTCCAGGGCGGCGAGTTGAAAGGCGGCGACGGCGGCACGCGGGGACGACATGATTACGCCTCCAAAAAAAAGATCCGCGGTTCCGTGGCGACGGTGGTCGGCGTCGCGATCAGGCCCGAGAGCGCCAAGAGGATGGCATCGACCCCATCGATCTTGTTCGGCGACATCGTGGCGTCCTTCGTGGGCAAGAGGCTGCCATCGCGTCGCCGCTCCACGCAGACGTTCGAGATCTGCCACGTCAGGAAACTGCTGCCGGTGTGGCGCAGTTGCCCGGCCCGGATGCGCGCCTCGAACTCTTTGGCTGGCGCGGTGAAGGTTTTGCCGTTCTTGCCTTCGATGCGCGCCGGCAGACCGTCGGTGGTCAAATTAGCCGCGAGGTGCAGCGCGCCATACCGCTCGATGCAGATGTCCTGCACATCGAACCGATCACAGTCCGTCCGCAAGTCGGCTTCGATCGTCGCGTAGTCCGTCAGGTTGCCGTTGGTGACGATCAACTCGCCGGACGCCACCCACTGCCGATATTCCGGCACCGCCCGCGCGCGCTCGCCCACCACGAGCCCCGGCAGATAGCCCCGCACGAACACGAACAACAGATCCGCGCGTTTGAACACGAGCGCCACGGCCGCGATGTCGTCGCGTTCGGCGAGATCCACGCCGATCCAGCACGCCTCGTGCGCGAACATCTCCATGGAGATGGTTCGATCGGCGCACGCCTGCCACGCCGGCATCGACAACCAGGTGGCGGCGCTGTGCAGCCAGCGGTTGCAGATCTTCACCTCAAATTCGCCCTGCAGGCCCGGCGTCGCGATCGCGTCGTCGCGGTAGCGGCGCACATACTCCAGCGTCGGACTCGTCCCGATCATCGGGCAGGACTTGATCCACGTCGTCTCGTCCCGCCAGTCGTCGCCCTCGTCGAGCTCGTAGAGCACTGCAAAGAAATGATCAGACGCGATCGTGCCTTCGAGCACCTTGATAGCGGTGCCGCGCAACGCGTAGCCGACGCTCGTCAGCGCGTAGCCGGCCGTTGTCGGGCCGATCAACATCGGATCGCGCCGGCTGCCTTGCGCGCTTTTCAACACGTCGTGCAGCTCGAACGTTTGCGCGTGCGACTCGTCGAGGCTGATAAACGACGGGTTGAGGCCGTCTTGCGTGCTGGACTTCGCGTTGATCGGTTTCATCGAGCCGTCACCGGACGTGATGCTGTTGGCGTAGACGGTAAGGCCTTCGGCGCGCAACCAGGGACTGCGGCGCACCATCCTTTGCGCGATGCTGAACACGAGCCGGGCCTGCGCGCCCGTGCTCGCACCGCAGACGACTTGCGCGCCGGGCTCGTCCTCGACCAGCAGATGAAACAGCGCCAGCGCCGCCACCAGCGTGCTCTTTGCGCTCTTCCGGGCGACTTGGAAAAACGCCGTCGTGACGAGTCGGCCACCATCCGGCCGGCGGAACCCGTAGATGTGCGCCAGCATGAACACCTGCCACGGCTGCAGCCGGATCGTCGCGGACGACCAGCGGCCCTCGACGTGCGGCAACTGCTCGATGAACCGGCAGACGGCCTCGACGTGCGCGGGCGACCAAGTGTAGGTGGCGCACTTCGAATCTATAGATTCAGAACGCATCCGCTGGAATCGCTCGCAGGCCAGCGTCGTCCAGCGCCCGGCGATGATCGTGCCGTTCAACACGTCGGCGACGTAGCCCTCAGCGACCGCCACGAAGTCTCGCGCCGGTGGTTTCCCCGGACTTGGTACCGTGTCCGGGCGCTGGCGAGGTGCCGCCGGGCGCGTCCGGGCGCGACAGGGCTGCACCGTCCCGCGCCGCACGTGCTCAGACGCCGGGAGCGCCTTCGACTTGTTACGCGTCATGATCGATCTGCATGGCCGACTTTTTGCC